TGACTGTGGTAGTTCTTTTATAGTTATGACATAATGTTTCATAATGTTGTTGTACTCGCTGTTCTTTGAACTTTAGTGTAGTAGGTTTTAGTAACACCTAATAAGGGAAATAATTGATAGCACATCAAAGCATCATTAGGCCATAACCCATATTCGTTTACTAATTCTAGCATTTCCTCTGCAGCCCACGGTTTAATTATATAAGCTGAATTTCCTGCTAATCCTTGAGGTACACTTATACTATCTATACGTGGTACATTGGTTACTTCTACTTTCGACGACTGAACCATCCTATGAAACACCAGAGCCTTCCGTGTAGCGTTGAAAGGTTCATTGATGCCGATAATCCCATACCTAGATTCTAATAACTTTTTCCAAGGAAGAGTTTTAGTAAAAATAGCGTCATGCTCTAAAACTAATATTGGTTCACGTTCATCAAAACATTTCTCCCACAGTGTTAAATGACTAAGAGCACAAGCTATTCTTGCATCTCTGTTTCGGGTAGGGTAAGCGCGTTTGACTAGGCCAGTAGCAAAATCCGTGACCTCTCCCTCCCATGGATAATTCCATTTAGTCATATATTTGTGGGTCATTATAGCTTGAGCATCTTGAGGGGTTATTGCATCAAACCTTTCGATTGAAAATTCGTTCTTAACTTTCCAGCTGCTTTCAATACAATGGCGTGAAGCGGTTTCGGATATATCGTTACCCTCAATTGTTATAACATAAGCCTTCATTTCTGACTATCACCTGGCATAACCCTATAGTTATCCTCTACCGAATCTGGTGTAGAAACTTCTATAATAGTTCCTTTCATAATACAATATATTTTATGAGGGAACAAAGGTTTATTACGCCAGGTGTCTCCTTGATTTAATTCTTGTTTATGTTTAGTAGCGTCGTTCGTATCAATCCATTCTACCATAAATTTGCCGGATAGTACATACCATGTTTCATCTTTTTCACTGTGAAAGTGCATAGAGAATTGTGAGCCCTCGTTAAACTTTAAAAGCTTACCGCAATACTTTTCATTCGTAGCAAAGATGAGTTCATGACCCCAACCCTTTTCTACAAAGCCCTTTAGTCTAGTCATTCTCTATCTCTTCTATGGTTGGTGCATATACGCCATGATTCTGTACCGTAATTGATGCTGCTTTCATAGCAAACGGGATTGCTTTCATCCAATCTTTTGTATCCAGATGTTTCTTAACCATGGCTGCAAGGAACGTATCTCCTGCCCCGCACACGTCGTGAACATCTATTTTTGGCGGGTGAAATTCTTTACCGTTGAAAACTACTTTCTGCCCGCCGTATGTAACAATCATGTTGTCAGCATAGGAGGTCGCTTTATTATATTCATCCTCGTTAATCTTTATGTAGGCTCCCTGGAGTCTATATAGCTCTGGCTTTTTAGTATCAATATAGATTGGAATTTTATTCATCCGAGCAATGGTAATTAGATATTCTATATCTACATACTGCAAATACCCCTTGTCATAATCACTAACGACAATGGCATCTGCATCTAATTTATGAGGGAAATTTAAATCCTCAAAAGGCTCTGCGTTGTCTCTATCCACTCGCATCAGTTGGTAGTTTGTTTTGCTGTCTATGTATCGGGTTTTTACACTGATCTTAGAACTGGTCCACAGATCCACTTCACAACCTAGATTCTCTAGGTTCTGTTTTACATTCAAGGCCATCCCGCCTTTTCGAGATTTATATTGGGATTTAAATATAGGTACTGGTGCTTCAGGGCTTAGTCTATCCACATTACCGTAGATATAAAGGTCTGTGCAACTGTCTCCTATCAATGTAATTTTCCAAGGTATTTGTTGTCGACTCATCATTCACTCTATCAAAGAACTCTATACTCTTACAGAACTCTTCACCTACTATATTACCATTCTTCCAATCCGAACCAATCACCCTGACGTCGGGATTATACTCTTTTATAATTGTAACTAATTCTTCGTCATTTGTAAATACCCTAACCTCATCAACAGCTTTTAAATTTTCCAATATACATTTACGAGTCTGGAGATTGTTGACTGGGCGATCCGGGCCTTTGGCTTCACTTACTCTGGAATCCGTATCAATGGCTACCATAAGATAATCACCCAGGGACTTAGCATAATTGAGTAATGCTATGTGCCCTGGGTGTAATATATCATATGCACCATTTGTCATTATGTATCTCATTTTCTTTTGATCAGCATAGCCCCTACGCCCTCAGTAAGCTCTTCTACTAATTCAAACTGACTACCAACAATATCAGATTTCATCCACTCTTTTACTCCAGGGCCAATAGGAGAAGGTTTACCATGAATCATTGCTGTATCATGAAATACAATCCAATCTCTAACTGATGAGGCATGAAGCTCTAATTCTCTTTGAACCCATGGCCAAGTATGAACAGAGTCGATCAGCATTGTATCACAAGGACCCACGCATTGTTTATCATGGGAGCTACAGTTGTAAAGACGGAGTTTGCCGTTATGCTCTTTTAGATATTCGTCAAAGTATTTTTTATGGGTGTTGAATGGCTTAAAGTCAACGTCTACTAGATGTAGCTCTCGGGCACCGTGTAGAGCTGCATACGCTGCACTCCATCCATAATATGTACCTAGCTCTTTGTGTACATATCCTTCTTTCATGTTTTCGCGAATAAGATCGTAATGGCATCGATATTTGTAATCCTTAGTACCGATCGCCTTAAATCTTTCGGTAAGGTCAAACAGATCTTTTGCATCTGTTACTTGTAAGTTCCTCATAATTACTCTCCGTGGCTTGTTCTTTGGTTTCCGAAAACATAATGGGATAGTTCAAAATAATCAGGAAACACGTATTGCATATGTATAGATTTAGTATTAATAATATAGTCAGCTTTATCCCAACCATATTCTTTTACATTGTTAATGATTCGCTTAGCACCCTTAGGAGATATAGCATAAGCTGCACTGCCGGGGATCATGCCAGCACCCCTCCAAAGATTATCTGAGCGATATACTAGAAAGGGATTGACATATGTATGTATACCTTCCGTAAGGGTTGGCTTACTTATCGTATCGAATAGGCTTTGATGTAAACCACTTTGCATATTTAAAACCAGCATCTCATCGAACTGTGTGTCACCCCAAGGCTTTTCTGCAAACACATCGTGCTCTAGTATTACAATCGGTTCATCTAGTTCTATACACTTATTCCATAGGGTGTAGTGGTTTAAGAAATTAGAATACTTACACTCATATGTGTAGTTGCTGCCATTCTTTCCGATCTGTCTATCGTACATATGGCTGGGATTCATTACAGTTAAATTGTATTTCTTATCGAACTCTTTTACGTTCTTAGGTGTAATCCCTTCGAATAGTTCTGCATCGTAGCCGTGCTCAATACAAGAATCATATGCCCAGCCTGCAGTCTTTTCAGAATTAGCATTACCTTTGATATGAATAATGTAAGCCTTCATTTACAAGCTACTCCATAGAATGCGTTGTAAAGATCGGCACCAGAAACTAATATATTATGATATCCTCGGTCCTCGAAATAATCATTAATGAATTCAGGTGTTAATATGTTTACATGCTTTCGATTACTCCATGGCCGCCAATATGTCTGTGAGTAGTGTGGCAGATATAAGAACATAACACCGCCCGGCTTAAGATGCTCGCCCCAGTAATTGAGTGCACCAACCCAGTCTGGAATGTGCTCAAGGCAATGCGATGAGAATATATAATTGTATTCCTCATCAGGTAGATTAAAAGCGTGCCACTCATCATCGATCTCTAGATCTATCATCTTAGCGCCAGGATAAGCCCACTCGGCTCTGTTACATCCAATGTCTAAACCTTTGCCGCTCAGTACTTCTTTTGCAAATGGCATGGCAAAACGGGCAGCATTACCATTTGTCTGGAACTTAGGATATATCTTACCAGCGTGTTCTACTACTTCCATCATATCTTTAAAGCCTTTTTCTGATAGTCAGCGTATGGTGGGACATTCACTTCATTCTCTTTTGCATATTGATAGTACTGTTCCTCAGTAGCCACTCTTACACCTTTGCCGGTCTGCTGATATACTGTTACACCTGGCTGTGTCTGGAGGTATCTCATATAGTGATACGCATCAGCAAAGTAATAGCTATTTTTTGATATAACTGTAGTTGGTATTTTTAGTGCTGCGGCTAACCAAGCAGTGCCCGAATCTATAGTTATGTGCCGTTCAGATTTTTTCATTAACTTTAAAAGGCTGTCAATATCCTTGCAATCCAATGTATCTTTGGGATTGGTTAGCTTTGATAAATTTTCATTGGCCTCTTCTGCAGTTAGTGCTCTGTCCGCAGCATTATCACTATTTGTTTTAAATTGAAAAGTAGAATGTTCTGCTTTGGATCGATTCGTGATACTAATCAAAGGTGCTTTATCAATCCGCATTTGGTGTAATAGATCAGGCATTGTTTCAGTGATACGCCCATCGATCTGTACAAACTCTGGTACTTCTACCTTTGCTATTTCTAGGATTTTTAATAGCGTTTTAAAGTCGCCGCGGTTATAATATACGGTCTTCACAGAGTAATGCTTAAAGTAACTGGCAAGGATAATGCTATCCCCCAGTGCATCAAATATTCTATACAAGCTTACATTCATGATGCAAATTCTTTCATTCTAGTCTTGGTCTTTGCGAGGAAGTGATTTATCTTACCATCTGGTATTCCAAATGTCCACATGTAGTTCATACGATTCCATTGGTTGGATAGCTCCACTACGTTCATGTTATGTTTATTAATCATAAGGTTCAGATAAGGTTGTTCATTCATTCGAAGTGTATTTCTATATCTTTCGATCTCAGGCATTCCACCAAATAGCTCTCGGGCTTTCAGTCTGCCTTCTTTAGTCCATAGAACCACACCACCATTTAAATATCTTTTTTCTGATGGGAATGTGGTGGACCTTTTAAATTGAATATTTCCATACGCTTCTAATTTACTTATAGCACTATTAATGAAGCCCTGTGGGCTTCCTGGCCCACCATCTTGAATCATACCCATCTCTTTGATATTATGGTCGAATATATTATCAGTAGTATCTACAAGCGTATCTACATCCAACATCAGTACCTTATCAAACTGATCGAAGTATGGATCAAGGAATACCCGACAAGCCTCTAGATTTTGGTTAGGGGCATTAATAGTTACCTCAGTAGATAATTCATATTCAACACCGATTGCGGAAGCATACTTTTTAGCGGATTTAATACCTAGATTAGCCCAACGGGGAAATCCGTTGGCTTCTTCTTTGATAATATCTTTATTGTCGCCTGTAAAAGGTAGATAGTATTGATAGATTAGATTAGCCATGGGTCTTCATCTTATCTTTCACTATATCATTAAAGTGTGTGATCTTACCTCGATCACCGTCTACTGCCCACTGGAAGTTTAGTTTATTCCACTCTATGGGTAGCTCCGTAATATCAAATTTGTGGTGGAATAACATCATGTTTAGATATGGCGTTTCCGTACGGCCAGTTTCTTTTCTAAAATGATCATGGCCTTTTCTTTCAAACAGTTCTCTGGCCTTTAGCCTTCCTTGCTTAGACCATAACTGTAATCCGCCATTATAGATTGCAAATGGTTCATCAGGATATAGCTTAGACTTCTGCCACTGAAAGTTCTTATCTAAGTGTTCGCGGGCGTACGCGACGACACCTTGTTGGGGATGATGGAAATATCTATTCCAGAAAGCATCATCGAATCTTGCACCAGGAACTGGCGGGCGATTCTTAACGCCTTTCTCATGAACCATAGCAATGTCACCAACCGGTATATCAAATATATTCTCTTTGGTGTTAATAATCATGTCAACATCAAGTACCAACACATTATCATACTTGTCGAACTTCTTATTAAATATCACACGAAGAGATTCGAATACATTTAATTCTGAGAACATAAACTTCTGATCAGAAAACATGTACTCTGCACCAATAACCTCGGCATATTTTTCTGCCGAGGTTTTGCCAATATTGACCCAGGATGGAAGACCTATTCCTGATTCATTTAAATGGGTTTGGTGGTCGTTATAAGGTATAAAATATTGAAATATAAGATTTCTCATGTTAGCCTAATGTTAATGTATGATAGATCTCTTCCCAATTCTTATAGACTGGAAGTTTGGTATAATGCATATTATGACCATGTTCCATAATAATAGAGTTAAGACCAAGACGATCACCAAGTTCAGCATTCTCGATCTTATCTTCGACCCATAATAAACCACTGTCACGATATGGTTCAAGAACCTCGTCCTTATCTGCACCAGTATCAGCAAAGATAAAACGTTCAAAAGCAGTAGGACCGAAGAGCTTCCGAGTGTTATCAATCCGAAGCTGTTGAGCAGAAGGATCTAATGATAGGGAAGTGATCATATGAAAAACGTATCCGTGCTTCCGATGGAGAAGATCAATGTAGTACATAGCATCCCGAAGCGGAGGAAGAAACCCAATAGCAGCAGATTCATTAAAGGTTCTAACGACTAATTTTTTAGTCTGATTGTCTAAACCATAACGGTCACCCATGTCATATGCATCAGGATCTGCTAAGGTTTCATACCCTTTAGTTTTCATCCAAACGTTAAAAGCATACTCCCAATTCATAAGTACGCCATCGCAGTCAGTTAGTATTACGTTATTCATATATTTCATATTGTATATCTCCTTATACTACTAATATAAGGGTTCTAACCTCATTTGTAAACCCCCCTTAGGAGATTTTTTTCCAATAATTTGATATTTTTTCTGCTGCTGCAAGAGCCTCCGGGTACCTTTTCCTGAACCGATTGTTAGTACAACCATGCTTTAAAAAGTACTTTATACTTTCAATATCACTCTCATAGTTAGGAAGATTAAATGATTGTCTGTAAGAAACAGCTTCCTCGAACCGGCTCCTTTGGTTCAGGATTTCAAAAAACTGGCTATCCATTGAGCTGTTGTTCTTCGTATCCCTCATAGTCATATTCATCATCATACATAACCTCATTCAACATTTGTTTGGTATCACCACCTAATACTTCACGGATCCGAAGATCCTTGTCTAGGTGTTCGTACTTGTGCTTTCCGCGTTTCTTATTGCGGGGATCAAATCTAGAATATTTTGCCATTTTCTCCTCTTAATATCCTAACATTTCTTTCGTCATAATATAATCCCGGACGAAGTCAGATCTTACAATATCTTCCCATCCGAAATTAATTATTGTAAAGTTCTTTAGTTGCTCTACAATCTGTAAGAACTTAACAATTCCTTGTTTGTCGTCATCATATTTAAAATCACTTTGTTTATAATCACCACAAAATATAACTTTACTATTTCTACCAACTCGTGTTATTACTGAATCAAGTTCATGAAAATTTAAATTCTGCATCTCATCAACTACTATAATGGAATTATCAAATGTAGCACCTCTGATAAATGAGGTTGACTCGAACCGGATTTGCCCTGCTGTAACCATTTTTTGGTATGAGCTTTTATCCCCAAATAGCTCTGTACATATAGATTTATAAGGTGATGTGAACGCTTCTTCTTTCGCTTCTTTGTCGCCTGGTAAGAATCCCATTTCTCTAGTAGGTACCATAGATCTAACTATAATAAGTCTATCCCATTCGGTATCTCTTTCTAGAACATCTTCAAGCGCTAAATAAAGCGCCATAAAAGTTTTACCAGTTCCAGCCGTGCCAGTTAAAACTAAGTTATCTCCTTCATCCCAAGCTTGATATGATTTTTCCTGATTTAAGGTTAATGGGTCAAATTGGAGAAGATCATCCAGCTTAACCGTCATACTATTATTCTGACTTTTAGTTCTTTTCATTAGTTATTAATCGTACTACCAGGGTGGTCTTTTTTTACTTTACTTAAAAAGTTATTCCATTCTCCACCTGCTTTGCGAAGTGTGCTGGTGGTAGAGGACACAAATTTAGCAGTTGAAAGTTTTTGTTTATACTTACCAGCTGCCAGTAGCTCTTCCCGTTCGGATAGCGAAAGAACCATTTCTTCTTCTTGGTTAGTTTCTAGATTAATCATTGTATATGATGGCATGTTTGTAAGAGGCTAGCTTGCGCTAGCCCCTCTCCCTAGCTTGAAGTTACCAATTTAGATTTTAAAAAATCTCGTTTACGTTTCAACTTTGATAATAGATCTAAATCCCCTCTTGTCTTAATCTTATCTATATAATTATTAAGTTCAGTTAGGTCTTTAGTCAATCTGTCAAGTTGTACTTTACTCATAAGTTCTCCTTATTTGTTAACGTAAAATTAAATCGGGAAATGCCTCCTGTACTAGTTTTTTTGTGACACCTTTAATGGGAAGCTTCTTGTTGATCATACCAGCAAGGAGCTCTGCATCTCGAGGGTGCACGGTCTCGAGAATGTCTAAAAACATTTTCTCTCTTTTAATTCTATTCATCTTTTCACCTGGTCCGCCTTTAATAAAATATGCCAATTTTTTATTATGCTGTGACCAGTTAGATGGATGAGAGCTTGGGTCCGCAGGCTCATACGGAACTGTACCTTTGGGTAAGATCCATTGGACCACATCATCGAAAGTACCGCGGAGGAGATCTTTCAATGCCCAGTTATTATTCTGTGCCTGTAGGAGTTTAATCTTATCAGCCTTTGTTTTGGCTTCTGATACTTTTTCTAATATTTCAAAAGTATAATGTGTTGTTTTGTTGACCATTAAATAAATTCCTGAATTACATCAATCAAGTTTCTGCAGTTTTTCGCGATCAGATATGGGAAAACCTTACCTTTGTTTTCATAGGGATCCTGGGTTTCAAAACTATTTATAATAGCTTTACGTACATTTTCAGGGGTAGACGGATTAATTAAGTCAATCATCATTTTGTTACGTTGGTAGTTACGATACACCGCTTCACCTAAAGCTTTAGGATCTTCTAGTAGTGATTCTTTCTTTTTCTTGGATAGAATGTTTTGACGCTTACCCTCTACTAGAAATGTATCGTCATCGGAAAGAACATTTGGTACACCATCACCAGAACAACCTTTGAGGAAATGTTCAAGACGATACTGTTGAGGATCATCACTCTTGACAAACTTTTTAGTATTCGGAGAAAACTGT